TGGACAAAATATTGGATCTTATTTTTCTTTAGATCATCGGGCGCATAGTTCCTTCTAATAGAAAGAACTTTCCTACTACCTTCTTCGACTGTTACGATGTAAGGTAATTTTATTCCTGTTGGTCCATCTGTTCCAACATCTTCGAAACCTTCTAAGTCTAAATTTACATGACACTCTAACAAAGTGTACATTGGCTCGTTCTTACCAGTTTTTTTCGAGCCTTCTAACTCACGTTCTTTTTTCTCGATCTCTCCGTTTGTAACATCTGTACCTGGAGGACCTAATTCAACGTCAGTATAAAAACCACTGACTTGTTGTTTCCTTAATTCGTTTTCTGACATTTTTACTCTGTGAATAATCGCTTCCGCATCATCTAATGAGGTAGCTGTATACGGAACGATTAATTCATCTGCTGGTACAAACTTAGATACGACTCTACCCATCGGTACATCGTAGTATACTTTTTTAAATGTTGATCCAGCTAACGGAAGATGAAATAACATCGAATCAAATTCTGATTCGTATTCTTTCATCTGATCCATAATTAAATAATTCATGTAGTCTTTTACACGTTCAGACTGTTGCTCTGTTCCAGGATTTTTAACACCTATAATTTGTGTTCTGACTGGTCCATCTGCAGGTAATAATTCTTTGTAAGCTTGTGCTTGAAACTGTGTGACTGCTTCTGCAAGAACTGGGTGTGTTGCACCTGATGCACCTTGAAAAGGTTCAGTTCTGTTTTCGTATTTAAATCCTAATAAATCTAATCCAGTTGTGTAAGCTTGCTCCCAATCTTTTCTAGAAGATTTGTAGTCCATGTAATTTTGAACCATTTCGTTTCCAATCGGTTCTAAATTTTCTTCTGGTAAAATATCTGCTAAGTTATCAAAATGATTTTCTGTGCCCGGTATGTTAATAGCTCCCGGTTCAAAGTCGATTGTTGCACCACCATCTTCTTCTGGTACTACTTCGACTGGTCCTTTTTGTTCTGCTTCTTCTTCCTGAACACTAACTTCTTCTGCCATTTCCTCTTCTGAAGGAATGTCTAGTTTCGTACGAGTGTTAGGGAGTCCTTTATCTATATCTGCCATTTAATACTCCTATACCTTCTTAACACGATTTAATAGACCTTGCAACCCTTGTGGGTTTGGTCCTGATTCTGGTGGTGGACCTGATCTATCGCCTGCTTGTTTTAAGATACCACCCCCTGCTTTGTTTCTTCTTCTTATTCTATCAAAATATTCACCTGTCTTGGTTTTAAAATTAGATTTTGTAATATCATCATAAAATTCTAACTGACTTGGTTCTTCAAAAACTTGTTGATTGTATGGAAAGTTTTTTCTTTCCCTAGCGATTTTTGCATTTAATGTATCTATGATTGCATCTTTTTTATCAAAGAAATCTTCATTAAGTGCTTTTTTAATTAACTTGTCTAATGCTGAAGTTGTATCTTTTGGTGATTGCTCTACAGCTTCATCTATTTTAGCTTGCACCATTTTTCTAACTGTTCCTAATTTAAAACCTGCACGGCCACCTTTTGCATAACCCACTATGTTACGAATTAAATTATCGTATTCTTGTTGTTGAAGATTTTCATCTGGTATTGCATCTATTTCTTTTGCTGCAGCCATTGTATCTTTAGCTCCTTTAACAGTTCCTTCAACTGCCATTCCCATGATACCAAGTGGTGATGCAACTCTTGCAACTTTTAAAGCTGTTGGAACACTCATGCCTAAATTCAAAGCTCGTTGAACCACTTTTTGCAAGGCTCTATTTTTCATTCCTTTGGTTGCACCGATCGTACCCTTAACAAGTTCTGGTGCAAAGGCTGCTTCTGTTCCTAAAAGAAATCTATCCAGTGGACTTGATAAATCATATCCTCCACCTGCGACTGTTAAACCTGCTAGACCTGTAGGACCAAAAGCTCCTCCTATGGTTCTACCTAATATGTTTCTTCCTTTTTTAGTTCCGACAGCCAAAGCACCAGCTGTTCCAGCGCCAACTGTTTTAGCTGTATCTATAGCAGTTGATCCTGTTTCTTCTATCGGCCCTGCAGAAACAAAAGTATTCAAACCTAATCCACCTCCTATACCTAAAAGTGCTGCTTTTGCTTTTCCAGGTAGTTTAATATTTAAAGCACGAAGCTGTGCTAAAAAGTTTGGTAACACTCCAGCTTTTCTATCTACTGCTGCTAATACTTCTTTTGATCCCACTCTTCCTGTTGGTGTATCAACTCTTAATTTTAAATCCTCTAAAAATGCTATTTGTTTTTTAATTTTATCTTGAACTACAGGATCTGTGCTATTTTGATTTTTAGCAACATAAGATTTAATAGATCTAATTAATCCAGAGTTTGTATTATATGTTGCAAGTTGTTTAAACACTGGAAACTCTGTGCTTAGTTTTTCAAACTGAACCTCGTCAACATGATCTATGGTAAATAAACCACCTTTTTTCTTTTTTATTAATTCTAAAAAATCTTTATCAGTTACATATTTATTTTTTCTAACCAGTTCCCCATCTTTTAAGGTAAGATCTAATAAATTTCTAAGTTTGGTATTTTTTAATAATTCTTCAGGATTATTTTTGTAATACTCATTTAAAAGTTTAACTACTTTTTTTTGTTCTTTATTTATATCTGCAACACCCTTTCCTGCTTTTTTAGCAGCTTTGTCTATTTTCTCCCCTCTAACTATATTAGATTTTCCTTTTTCATTAATCCCCATAGTTCTATAAAAATATTTACTTTCATCACCACCTGACGCTATAGTTTTTTCTATTAAAGAATTTCTTAAACCTGCTAAAGCTAATTCTGCAGTCTTAGGTTCTAAATTAGACAAATATTTTTTATATAAACCAGCATTATCTATTCCTAATTTTTTAACTTGTTTGCTTCCTCTAAGATACTTAAATCTTTTTTCAAAATCCTCAAAAAATTTTTTCTTTGTTTCAGGATCAGAAAATTCAATATCTACAATTCTATCCTTAACTAATACTTTTTCAGGAACACCTTCAGCAAATTTATTTTTATAAGGATCGAATAAACCTTTTTCAGATAAATTTATAAGTTCAGAAGTAGTATAATTTCTAGTAAAATTTCCTTTAACAATTCTTGCGCCTTTAGTAGGAGTGGCGGCTCTATCGGTTGCAGTTTTTTCTTTTCTACCAAGTAATCTTGCCTCAGATTCAGGAATCACTCTACCATATTTATTTATTTGATTTCTTATTTTAGCTTTTAATTCTTTAGGTAAATTTTCATAAGTATTTAATCCAAGTCTTTTAGCATCTTGTATTGCTGAATTAGTGACTGATGACGATGTCCTTCCAAAATCATCTGATAATAAAATTTTTGTGGCTTCTTCTAGCTTGTCTTTTCCATATTTTGCATAATCTTGCTGTAAATATTTTTGTTTTAAAGCTTCACCACCATTGTCAAAAGGTATTCGTCCACCGTCAGCCTGTGGATTACGTTTCATGAAATTATTGATTGCCTCTATAGTTTGAACATCTTCTCTTGGTTTTGGTATGTCTATCTTATCTGCTGTCGTGACCTCTCCGTCGAAGAGATCCATCAACTCTATGATTTTATCCTGTAGGTCTTCCATTACTCACCTAACATTCTAGCGATACCGCCTCTTGCAAAGTCAAGTGGTTCAGGATCTATATCATCATATTGTATATACTCACCTTGTCTTCTAATAACTTCGTCCATTTCATTTTCTCCACCTTCTGTTATTTTTCTAGCTTTATCTTTTCTTTTTTTAGATTGTACAAATTCTTTTAATGTAGGTTTTTTACCAGTTGCATATTCTTTGAGTTTTGAAACATCAGATGTTAAGTCACTAATACTTGTACCACCAAGTTCCTCTATTTCTATTTCATAATCATCTGGACCATATGCTCTTCCAACTGGACCTGACTCTGCTACATCAAACTCTGCTGATGGTCTTGGATCTCCTTCATCAGGATTAGGTTTTTTGTATCGTAGTTCAACTGGATCTCCATACATATTTTCTGTGTTTCTATATTCAACTCTAACAGCTCCTGCATCTAAATCTTGTGTTACTATCACAGCAGTATCATCAGATCCAGGTGTTCCTGGAGGAAATTTTTTACCAGTTGTACCTTTTTCTAAAACTTTCATGTGTACAA